CAGGGATTTTTCCGCGGCCAATAATGGCATCCACTATAGAACGAACCGGAGAGAGAACAATGAGAGGCCGCCCGCCGACGCCAACGGCGACTTTGGAGATGCAAGGAACCTATCGAAAGCACCGCCACGACGGTCGGATAGACCTCGACGTTGGGCAAGATCCCCTTCCTTCCGCTCCGGATTGGCTCACCGGCGAGGCAAAGGCGGAATGGGACTATGTGGTTCGGGGTTACGCTGACTCCGGAGTGCTCAACTACCTCGACAAAGCCACCCTCGCGGCTTACTGCGCCCTCTGGGCGGAGTTCGTTGAGTTCCAGCGCAACCCTTTGGACGCCGAAGGGAAACGGCGCTATATGTCAACCCCGCGGATCGTCACCATGTCGAGCATGTCGAGCAAGCTGGGGCTTGATCCCGTGGCCCGCGCTCGGTTGAGGGCGCCGAATGCAGTCAAGAAACCCGACCCCGCCGCCGCGGACCCCTGGGATGCCATTCAGGGCGCCTCTAGGCCCCGTGCCGCGGCAGATCGCACCGCGGACGCTTGACCGCGGCCCTGGCGGTGCCTTGAACGGCGTTCAAAGGCACATCCAGCCGGATACTCCGCCCGGTGTGCGCGAGGCGCTGGGCTACGCCGCGGATGTGCTGGCGGGCGTGATCCCGGTTTGCCAGTACGTGCGGCAGGCCGCGGAGCGCTTCCTGCGGGATCTCGACGCCGCCAGGGCGGGCGGGCCATGGGAGTTCCGGCCGGATCGGGCCGAAATCGCCATGTTGTTCGCCTCGCAGATGCCCAACATCAAAGGGCCGGAGGCCGGGAAGCCCCTGCGGTTGATGCCTTGGCAGCGCTTCGCGTTCGCCAACATCTTTGGGTTCGTTGAGCGCGGCACGAACATTCGCCGTTATCGGCAGGGTATTGTTTTCGTGCCGCGCGGCAACGGAAAAACCTCGATTGCGGCGCCGATCGCGCTCTACCTCACGTTTGCGGACGGCGAAGGTGGCGCGGAAGGCTACGCCGCGGCGGTGACGCGCGACCAAGCGAAGATCATGTTTGACACCGCGCAAGCTATGGCGCGTAAATCTCCGCAACTTCAAGCACGTTTCGGCGTGAAGTCTGGCGCACACCAGATTTACTCGCTCGATAGCGGCTCAAAGCTCGCGCCTGTAAGCTCGGACGCTAAGGCGCTCGACGGCAAGAATGTGCAGGTTGCGGTTTGCGACGAAATCGCTTCGCACAAAACCAGCGAAGTTTACGACGTGATGCTTACGGCGATGGGGAAGCGGCTGCATCCGTTCCTCTTGTCCATAAGCACGGCGACGGGCAATACCACGGGCATCGGTCGGCAACTTTGGAACTACGGAGTCCGCATCCTTGAACGTGCGCAAGAGGATGATCGGATTTTTGTTCTCATTTACACTATTGATGAGAACGATGACCCATGGGCGGAAGCGAGCTGGATAAAGGCTAATCCGTCGTGGGGCCATACGGTGCAGCCGGACGCGGTTCGCGCCATCATGCGGCAAGCGAGAAACAACCCGGCGCAAGAGGCGGCGGCGAAAACGCGGCACTTGAACGTGTGGGTTGGCGCGGATGAAGCGCTGTTTTCCATGCGTGCATGGAAGGATGCAGCAGATCCTAGGCTTTCTCTGGATCAGTTTGAGCGCGAGGAATGCCATCTGGCGCTCGACATGGCGAGTAAGACAGATCTTGCGGCGCTGGCGCTGGTTTTTCCGGTGCGTGATGGTTCTGGTGTGTTGCAGTATCGCGTTTTCGTCAAAACTTGGCTGAACGAAGCCGCGGTTATCGAGGCGCGCAACGCGAGCTATCCCGGATGGGCCGCGAGCGGGCATTTGATCGTCACACCGGGCAATGAAACCGACTTCACCGCCGTTGAGGATGAAATACTGGCGCTTTGCGCGCGTTTCGACGTGAAAAGTTGCGCCTATGACCCATGGAGTACGACGCAGCTCGCCCAGCGACTGACCGCTGAGGACGTGCCTATGGTTGAGTTTCGGGCCAATGTGCAGAACTTTTCGGAGCCCACGAAGGAACTCAGCGCCGCCATCGGCTCTGGGCGCCTGCGGCACGATGGCAACCCGGTTCTGGAATGGTGTATAGGGAACGTCGTGGGGCGCTATGACGCGCGAGCGAACGTGTTTCCGAAAAAGGAACGGCCTGAGAACAAGATCGACGCCGCAGTGGCCTTGATTATGGGCGTCGGGCGCGCTCTTGTGGCGGAGGAAACCGATGACTGGGGCGCATTCGTGAATGATCCGGTGATGCGGTTGTGAGTGGCTTCGGTGGGCTGATCGTCAAGGCGATCACGCGCCTTGTCGCCGGCGGTCTGAGCCCCGTGAACCCGGCGCTCTATCGCTATCTGCAAGCCGGCGCGCCGAACCACGCTGGCAAGCCGATGAGCACGGAAACGTCGCTGACGTTGCCCACGGTGTTCGCGTGTTCGGACCTCCTATCGGGCACCATCGCAACCCTGCCCTTCGCCGTGTTCCATGACCTGGGCAACGGCCGGGCCGAGCTGGCGCGGGAACATTGGCTATATCCCATCCTTCACGATCAGCCGAACGCGGACATGACTGCGACCGAGTTCTGGCAAACCATGATGGTTTCGCTGATCTTGAAGGGCAACGCTTTCGCCGAGATTGAGCGGGCGGGCGGGTTGAGCTGGCGCGTGATCGCGCTTACGCCGATCCCCGTCGAGGCGGTGACGATCCGGCGCGCGGGCAACGGCGAACGTCTCTACACCGTGAACATGCCGGGCCAGCGCACGCGCGAGCTGGGCGAACAGGATGTGATGCACCTTAAGGGCATGTCGCTAGATGGCATCTGGGGCCTGTCCCGGATCAGCCTCGCGCGCCACACCCTGGGCATCGCTTACGCCGCGGAAGAAAGCGCGGGAAAAATGTTCGCAAACGGGATGCAGTCGAGCGGCTTCTTTTCCGTTGACACCATTCTTAAGCGCGAGCACCGCGAGCAACTTAAGAACCATCTCGGCGATTTTGTTGGCAGCGAACAAGCTGGAAAACACATGCTGTTGGAAGGCGGGTTGAAATACTCGCCGATGACGTTGCTTCCTGTTGATGCGGAACTGTTGAGATCTCGTCAATGGTCCGTCGAGGATGTTTGTCGCTGGTTTCGCGTGCCTCCGTTCATGATCGGGCACACGGAAAAAGTCACGAGCTGGGGAACTGGCCTGGAACAGCAGGTTATCGGCTTCCTGACGTTCACGCTGCGCCCCTACTTGAAGTTGACCGAGCAAGCCGTTAAGCGTTCGCTGATCCCGGCATCGGAGCGCGACAAGCTATACGCCGAGTTCAACATCGAAGGGCTGTTGCGGGCGGACAGTGCGGGGCGCGCGGCGTTCTATGCGTCCATGGCGCAAAACGGCATCATGACACGCAACGAAATCCGCGGTAAAGAGAACCTGTCGCCGATGCCGGGCGGCGACGAACTGACGTTCCAAAGCAACTTGATCCCGGCGCGCATGGCTGGGCAGAACGCGGCGCCGCCGCAACAGGCCGCGTCGGGAGATCCGGACGCGCCGAGGCTGAGGGTGGTGAAGGCATGAGCGACTATTTCGAGGCGCCGCTTGAAATCAAGTCGCTGGGCAACGAAGCCCGCGGCGAGTTCGCCGGCTTCGCGGCCGTTTACCACATCATGGACCGCCTGCGGGATCACTTCCTGCCCGGCGCCTTCGCGGAGTCGCTGAGCGAGATCAAATCGCTTGGCCGCCGCGTCCCGATGCACCTCAACCACGGCATTCCCGAGCTGACCGGTCAGCGCGGCATCGGCGTGTTCCCTAGCATCGTTGAAAACGATGCAGGGATCATGGTTGAGGGCAAGATTTCGGGCATGAACACGGACGGCGGCCGGTTGCTGTATGAGCGCGTGAAAGACGGCGCGATCGGCGGGCTTTCGGTGGGGTTCAAGGTGCGCGGCAACGGCGCGACGTACGGGAAGAGCGCTGGCGAACCGCGTCGCACGATCAAGGCGGCCGATCTTCACGAGATCAGCCTTGTGGACACACCGGCGCACACAGACGCGCGCGTGTTGCACATCAAATCCATGGCGCTCGGCCGCGACGCGGACGCGATGCGCGCTGTGCTAGAGATCAAGTCGCGGGTGCAAGCCGGCGATATGCCTAAGCTGCGTGAGTTGCAGGACGCGATGCGGGATGCATTCGGGTTCAGCAACTCGCAGGCCGAGAAAGTCGCCAATCTCGGTTTGAAGGCTCTTACTCGGGAGAGTGATGGGCTAGGCGATGCGTCACCGGAGGTCAAAGCGTTGCTCGGCGAGCTGTTGAGCGGCGCGAAACACCTCCACAGCCCGAACCCGAACTAGAGGACAGACCCATGCCCTTGGATGGCACGGAAAAGGAACTGATTGAGGCCGCCGCGGCCTACAAAAAGGCCGCGGATGAGGTTAAGGCGCAGGCCGAGAAGGCCACGACCGAGATCAAGGCGCTTGGCAACGTCACCGCCGAGACTAAGACGGCGGCTGACAAGGCGCTGAGCGAGATGAACGGCATCAACGGCCGTCTCTCAGAGCTTGAACAAAAGCTCGCGCGGCGTGGCGCGGGCGGCGATGCGCCGATGGAGCGCAAGTCGCTCGGCCAGCAGGCGATCGAGCACGAGGCGTTTAAGGAAGTGATGGCGCGCGGGCGCGGCCGGGCCTCTATCGAGGTCAAGGCGATCACGTCCGGGCTCACGACGGACGCCATGGGCTCCGCCGGCGACCTGATCGTGACCGACCGCCGGCCCGGTGTCCTGGCAATGCCGGAGCGCGCCATGACGGTCCGCGGGCTGTTGATGCCCGGCGAGACGAACAGCAACTCCATCCAGTACGTGAAGGAAACCGGCTTCACGAACGCCGCGGCCACCGTGTCGGAAACCACCGGCGCCTTGAAGCCGCAATCCGACGTGAAGTTTGACGTTGTGAACGCGGCCGTTACCACGATCGCGCACTGGGTTTTGGCGACCAAGCAGGTTCTTGACGACGCGCCGCAGCTCCGCAGCATCATCGACGGCCGGCTGCGCTACGGATACCGCTTCGTTGAAGAGGCGCAGCTTTTGATGGGCGCCGGCACCGGGACCGACCTCAACGGCATCTACACGCAGGCCGTCGCTTACGCCGCGCCGGGCGGGCTTGTGGCCGCGAACTTCATTGACCAGCTCCGCCTTGCGTTGCTGCAAGCGTCGCTGGCGGAGTTTCCGGCGACGGGGATCGTGCTGAACCCGATCGACTTCGCGCGTATTGATCTCATGAAGGACACGGCGGGCCAGTATATTTTCGCCCAGCCGCAGGGCGGTGTGACGCAGCGGCGCTTGTGGGCGCTGCCCGTCGCTGAAACGCAGGCAATGACGCAGGACAAGTTCCTTGTCGGCGCCTTCCAGATGGCGGCGCAGATCTTTGACCGCGAGGAACTCAACGTCGAGATCAGCACGGAAGATAGCGACAACTTCCGCAAGAACCTTGTCACCATCCGCGCGGAAGGGCGGATCGGCCTCGCCGTGTATCGTCCCGAGGGGATGGTGAAGGGCGATCTGGGCTTCGTGGCCTAGCACAGCGGCGGCGGCAGCGGCCCGGAAACGGGCCGCCGCTTTCCCTTCAACGGCGGAACACAGAGAGACGCGAACATGGTTGAAATGGTTGCAAAAGATAGCTTTTTCACCTCGGAAAACGGCTTGGTCCGCGACGGCCAAAGGTTTGAGGCGCCCGAGATCCGCGCGAGGGAGCTTGCTCCGGCGACACCGGACAACCCCAACGGCCGCGGCCTCGCCGAGCCTGTTGGCGGTGGCGATGGCAAGGTGAACTCCGGCGAGGCGTTGCCGCTCCGGATGGGCGTTGGATCGTTCGTGGTCGGCTCGGTGGATCAGCCCAAGGTGATCGGCGCTGACTTGGTGTTCCCGGCTGGGCTGAACACCGATGAAGGCGTCGGCATGGTGGCGGTCCCGCCGACGCCATCGGCGCTGGGCGCGCTGGCCGAGCGCGAGGCGGCCGAAGAGGCGGTCCGCGCCGAGCGGCAGCGGGTGGAAGCCAACCGTTCGCGTCTCCGCGCCGAGCGCGAACAGCCGCAGGGCGGTTCGGCGCAGGAGGGCGGCAAGGCAAGCCCGAGGCCCGCGCCGGAGTCCAGCAGGACACCGGCGGCGCCGCGCAAGGCCGAGTGATCCGACCACAGCAAGCCACAGCAAGAGGAAGCGAGAGCATGTCGGCGCCAGGATCACGCCCAGAGTTGCCGGAGGGCGAACGGCCGGAGAACACCTTGCCGCCGGAGGTGGTGGAGCGGGTGCAGGCCGATGCCGCCGCGCGCCAGAAACAGATTGATGCGGAACGCGCGGCGCAGCCGCAGCCGCAGTAACAGCGCGCCAGCGGCGCGCGCGGCGGCTTTGCCGGTTGCCGTGCGCGTTCGTCCATAAAGGGAACGGTCCATGGCTTCGATCATCACCGCGAACAGAAACCGTGCGGCCGATGCGGTCACTGTGCGCGCTAACAGCGGATCGCTTCGCATCTACGGCGGCACACCGCCGGCGGACGCGAACGCGGCCTTGTCAGGCAACACGCTCGCCGCGGCACTCACTATGGGCGCCACCGCCTTCGCTGCGGCGGTCAACGGCCAAGCCTCGGCGAACGCGATCACCGCCGACGCTTCCGCCGACAACAGCGTGAACCCGGTGACGTTCTTCCGCGTGCTGGAAAGCGACGGGACAACCGTTGTGTTCCAGGGCACGGTCGGGACCGCGGCGGCGGAGCTGATCCTGTCTTCCGTCAACGTCGTGGCGGGCGGCAACGTCTCGGTGTCGGCGCTGACTTACACGCAAGCCGGCGGTCCGTAAGCCGTCAGCCATAGGGGCGGGGCGCTATGCTTGAACACACGGAACCGTCTCGGCGCTACATCGCCGGGACCGTGTTCGGCCCGTTCTCCATGAAGGGCGAGACGCTGGAAGGCGTCTCGCGTTTCATCATTGATCTGACGGTGGAGAACTGGCCCACCGTGCTCCCCACCGTCTGTGATCTCGAAGTTCGTTGGCGCTTGCTCATGCCGGAGATAAACCAGAACACCGGCGCGCCCATAATCGACCCCGTGACCGGGCAACAGGGCATGGTTGAGCGCGAGGCGGGCGCGAACTTCCAAGTGCCCAGCAATCCGCGCGAGCGCTTCACCGGCTTGCCGCGGACTTTCGTACGAGTGGATATCAACAGATATACCGACCCCGATCCGCGGGTGGAGTTGATCGGCGCCGATTTCAAAATGACTGCGGTTCAGACGTTCAGGACCACCATCACCGCGCGCACCGTGTAGCGCGTCGCCGTGGCTTTCGCCCTCCTAAAGAACGTCAACGCCAGGACTCTCGGCGGCGCTACCGTTCAAGTCGTGGTGCCCAACACCACGGCCGGAAGCAAGCTGATCGCTTGCGTTTCCTTTTATGAGGGCTCCGGCACCGTAAACGGCACACCGGGCGGCGGCATCGCTTCCGTTCCGGCGAACACTTGGGCGCAACATGCGCAATCGCCCAACATCGTGGTTGGCGCGGGCGACACCGTAAACGCCTTGATTTACTCGACGCCGAGCGGCATCGCCGCGGGCACGCCGAACACGACGGTTACGCTCACCGGCGACGATGCTGGCGCTTACTATGAGCTGAACGTCACGGAATGGTCGGGCTTTGCGGCATCCGGCGGCATAGACGTAACCGCGACGAACAGTGGCAGTTCAACCACGCCGAGCAGCGGCACCACAGCGGCCACGACTGAAAACGAAGCGCTGGTAATCGCCGTCTTCGCGGCGGCATCTTCTACCGGAAACAACCAAAACCTCGGGATTGATCTCCCGAGCGGTTTTACGAACCTCTTCATTGACAATGACCCATGGAACTCCATGGGCATGTCGGTTGACTATAAGACGGTCAACGCGAAGGGCGCGCAAAGCGCTTCCTGGGGCACGATAGCGAACGACGGCACTGCGAAGTGGGGCGGCGCCATCGCCGCTTTCAAGGCCGCGAGTTCCTTCGGCCCGACACCGGCTTTCCGCTCGGTGGGCGCGATCGCCGAGACTGCCGCTGCGCTGACTGTCACACCGGCGCTCCCTGCCGGCCACGCCGTTGACGATATCCTTGTTTGCTTGCTGGCGTGCGACGGCGCCGGAAGAACTTTCGGTATGCCTGCCGGGTGGGTGCAAGAGAGCATCTACAATACGGCGAACTATTCATCGGCGGTGTGGTGGAAGCGCAGAGGGGCGAGCGAGAGCAACCCGGCTTGCACCGTCAGCGCGCGCACCGGCACCCAACTTTTTACCGCCTCGATTTCGGCGTGGTCGGGCGCGTTCGCTGACGGCGACCCATGGGAAGGCGGCGGCGCGTCGAGCGGCACCACCACCACGGGCAGCACCGTCGCTTGCACCACGGCCGGGCCGAACCGGCGCGTCATCAACTTCCACACCGCCGGCGCCAATACGGCGATCACGCCGCCCGCGAACTGGACCGAGCGGCAGGACGCGGGCACTGTCACCGGCGATGACGTGCGGCACCACGTCATGGAGCGCGAGCAGGCCGCGGCCGGGACCGTGGCGGCCTCGACGTTCACCACGACCATCACGCCAGCTTGGACTAGCCACACGCTGGCGCTGCGGCCCACCGAACTCGACACCGGCATTACGGGCACCGGCGCGGCCTCCGTCCCGAAACCGACCGCGGCGGGCACCGGCACCGTAACTCCGCCCGCCATCACGGGCACGGCGACCCTTACGGCGATCCCGGCGCCGACCGCGGCAGGCACCGGAACCGCGACACCGCCGGCGATCACCGGCACTGGCGCCGCGACGGCGATCCCCGGCCCGACTCTGGCAGGTACGGGCACTGTTGCCCTCCCGGCGGTCACGGGCAGCGGCGCCGCGACGGCGATCCCGGCGCCAACCGTCGCCGGCACTGGCGCCGTTGTGCCGCCCGCGATCACCGGCATTGGCGCGGCCGGCGCGATCGGCAAGCCGACGATCGCAGGCACCGGTGCGGTTGCGCCGCCTGCCATCACCGCGACGGGCGCGGCCTCCGTCCCGGCGCCGGCCGTCGCGGGCACGGGCACGGCCACACCGCCCGCCATCACTGGCGCGGGCGCAGTCACCATCGGCGCGCCGAGTGCGGCGGCGACCGGCGCCGTCGCGCTGCCCGGCATAACCGGTGCCGGTGCGGTCACGATCGGCGCGCCCTCTGCGGCGGGCACGGGCGCCGTTGCCACTCCGCAGGCCACCACGGGCACCGGCGCCGTCGCGCTCCCCGCGCCAGCCCTGGCGGGCACGGGCGCCGTTGTGCCGCCTGCCATCACGGGCACGGGCGCCGCCGCGGCCATTGCCGGGCCGCAGCTCGCGGGCACTGGCACGGTTGCCCCGCCGGCGATCACGGGTGCCGCTGCGGTTTCCATCCCGGCGCCGACCGCTGCGGGCACCGGCGCGGCCGTCCCGCCAGCCATCACCGGCACCGGTGCCGTTGCCATCGGCAAGCCGACCGTGGCGGGCACGGGCGGCGGTGTTGCGCCTCAGATCACGGGCTCGGGTGGCGTCGCCATCGGCGCGCCGGTTGCGGCGGCCACTGGCACCTCGACGCCACCTGCCATTGCCGGGACGGCGGCCGTCGCTATCGGTGTCCCTGCCCTGGCAGGCACGGGCGCCTCGACGCCGCCGGCGATCACCGGCACGGGTGCGGTTCAGCTTGCCAAGCCCACCGCGGCAGGCACGGGCACCGTTGCTGCGCCGCAGTCGGCGGGCACCGGTGCCGTCGCCATCGGCGCGCCCGCCGCCGCAGGTACGGGCACTGTCACGCCGCCGGCGATCACTGGCGTAGGCGCAATCACGATCGGCGCCCCGAGCGCGACGGGCACCGGCGGTGGTGTGGCGCCGCAATACACCGGTGCGGGCGCCGTGGCGGTGCCAGGGCCTGCCCTGGCGGGCGCTGGCGACGTGCTGCCCCCAGCCTTCACCGGCGAGGCCGCTGTGGCGGTTCCTGGCCCGTCTGTGGCGGGTGTGGGCGCCGTTGGACTACCCACCTACACCGGCGCCGGCGCCGTGGCCCTGGGCGCGCCCAGCGTGGCGGGACTGGGCATCGTGGTTCCGCTCGGGATCGGCGCCGCGGGTGGCGTCGCCATCCGCGGGCCGCGCGTCGCCGGGATCGGGACGGTGGGCGGTTCGCAGCCCCGGCCGGGCCGCACCGGTGCCATCCCGCGCTCGCCATGGATGGTGGCGACGGGTAGAACGTATCAACCCGCTGCGCCAAGGTGATGTTGCGATGCTGAAAGTGATAACCCCGGCAGCGACGAACGATCTCACGGTTCTGGACACCTTGCGGGCCGAGCTGGGGATCGAAGGCCCGGCGCAAGATGTGACGTTGAGCGGCCTCATTCGGCAGGCGTCCGACACCATCGCGTCTTTCTGCGGCCTGAAAACTTTCGGCCGCCAGCGTGTGTTGCAAACGGTGCAGAGCCTAGGAAGCTGGCACCGTATGGGCGGCGGGATCGTGCTGGATCTCGATATAGAACCCACGATCCATGCCGTAACCGAGGCTGGCGTTGCTTTGACTACGGTAGATTTCACCGAGGACGGTGGCATTTTGTATCGTCGTGATCCTCTCTCAGCCGTCTTTATTACGGGTTGGGTCGGGACGCCGATCACGATTGAATACTCGGCCGGTTACGAGCTGCTAGGCAATCTGCCGGCGGATATCGAGCGCTGCGCCGTTGATCTGTGCGCGCACTTTTACCATTCGCGCGGGCGCGATCCGACGCTGCGCCAGGAACGCATCCTCGACGTGATCGAAAGTCGCTGGCAACCGGTGACGGGCGGCATTCCGGAGGGCATCGCCGAGCGGTTGCGGCCCTACCAGAAAGCGAGGGTGTCGTGACAGATTATGCGGGAAAAGTCAGCATCGCACTCCGCAAGTACGGCCGCCCCATGCTGTTGCGTCGCCGCGTCGGAACAACCAACACGTTTCAGGACGTGACCGTTAGCGGCGTCGCGCAAGGCTATGATCCCGGCGAGATCGTCGGCGATATCGCCCAGGGCGACCAGCGCGTGACGATGGGCAACAGCGAGATCGCCGCTGCGGGCTGGCCCGGACCGCCGAGGCGCGGCGATATCATTGTGATTGACGGCCGCAACTGGACCGTTCAGGGCAGCAACCCGCGAACTTTGGGGGCGCAAGTGCTAGTGCATTACGCGCACGTTCGGGGCGGCTGAAATGTCCACCGTTGTTCCCTACACGGCGTTGCGCGAGTTCATGGATGCAAACTGGTCCGGCGCGCCGTTGTCCTGGGAAAACGAACCCTTCGAGATCCCGGACCCGCCGCATTTCGTCGTGGTGGAGGTGTTCGGCAGCTCTTTCGAGCAACGCTCGATTGGATCTGGCAACCCGGCGGCGGAGCGATGGGAGGAAGAGGGCGCGGCCCTGTTTCACGTTGCTGTTCCGCGGGGTACGGGTAGCCTACAGGCGAGACAAACGGCCGAGGCGCTGGTAAGCCTGTTGCGCGGCAGGCAGCTTTCCGGCGATGTTCGTTTCGTCTCGGCGTCAGTGGGCAATGGCCGTCCGGCCGATGAAGATGGCCAGCTTTTCATGATAACGGCGCGGCTGGACTGGGCGCGCGGCTGAGGATCGCAGAATGACAGACTCGAACCGCCTTCGCATCTCCGCCATCCGCGAAGCCACGCTCGGCGTGACGCCAGCGACGCCGCGGATGCGGGTCGGGCGCATCACGGGCGAAAGCCTCGCCTATGCGCCATCCTTCACGGACTCCGCCGAGATCCGGTCCGATCGCATGTCATCCGACCCGATCCCAACGGGCCAGAGCAACGCGGGCGGGATCTCAACCGAGCTGTTCTTTCCGCGCGGCCGATCCTTCAACGCCGAGCTGTTCGCGTCGGCTTTCGTGCGCGACTGGATGCGGCAACCCGAATGGGACAACGGCGAGGTTCCGGCTTCCATCGGCGCCATCACCGCCACGACGATCGCGGTTGTGGATCAGTCGGGCACCGGCGGGTTCTCCGGCGCGGCCATCCGCGCCGGCGCGCTTATCCGCATGTCGGGCATGGCGCAGCCTGCGAACAACGCCGTGTTCCGCGTCGCCGCGAACGCCACGGCCACGAGCATCACCATCGCCGGCGGCGCGGCCGAGACTGCGCCCGCCACCGGCCGCTTGAAGCAAGTTGGCTTTGAGGGCGCGTCTGGCGCCATCTCGGCCACAGTAAGCGGGCTCGCCGGCGCCGGTATCGACTTCACCACCTTTGGGCTCGAAGTCGGGAGCTGGATCAAGATTGGCGGCCCGGCCGGCGGTGCGGCGGCCTTCCGCTTCGCCAACGCGGCGAACAACGGCTATGCGCGGATCACCGCCATCACCGCGACGGCCATCACCCTCGACAACCTGCCGGCCGGCTGGGCAGTGGACGCGGGCACCGGAAAGACCATCCGCGTCTTCACCTCCGATCTGATCCGCAACGGCACCACGCCCATTCCGCTGACGATTGAGCGTTCTTTCCTCGGCCAGACCACGCCCACGCACATCGTTCAGCGCGGCATGGTCGCGGGCGGACTCCGCCTCGACTTCGCCTCTGAACGTGTGATCGGCGCCGGTTTCGACTTCGCCGGCATCGCGGGTGTGGACTCCACAGCGGCGCTCGGCTCGGCCTATGTGGACGCGCCGACCTCGGGGGCCATGTCGGCGAACGTCTCGGTCGGTCGGGTGTCGGAGGCGGGCGTCGCAGTCGCCGGGCCGAACTGGGTCCGCGGGGCCACGATCACGCTCAACAACAACCTCCGCATGAAGACGGCGCTTGGCACCCTCGGCGCCGTAGATATCGGCCTCGGCGAGTGCGAAGTCGCCGTTACGCTCGAAACCTATTTCGGCGACAACGCCTTGCTGCAAAAGCTCGCCAACGGCACGCCAACGTCTATCAACCTGCGGGCGGTGCAGAACGGGCAAGCCGTGTTCTTTGACGTGCCGCGCATGGTCCTGACCGGCGGCGCGCCCTCGGCCGGCGGCAAGAATGCCGACGTGATCCTGCCGTTGACCGGTCGCGCGTCCTTTGATGCCGCGATGCAGGCGCACTTGCTCATGTCGCGGATGGAGTATGTGGAAGCCTAGCGAGCCCGGCCCGGCTGGCCGCGCCTTGATTGAGGCGTTGCTAGTCGGGCTCTGGTGTTTCGTGGTGACTGCCGCGTGCGCGTGGGTGGTTCAGAGCGGCGGGCACTAACATGGGCCTTCGCATTGTTGCGATGCAACAGACGCTGCAAGTTGCGATCGCAGAAACATCCGGACCCGAGATGGCGGCGAAGCTGGCCGCTTTCGCTAAGGCGAGCCTCGCGGACGCCATCGCGTCTGGGCGGGGCTCGCGCAACTACGTTCGCACTGTCAACGGCAGCACCGATGCTCCGGAGGAAAGCGTTCGTCCGCCCGGTCCGATCGTCTATCGCTTTTCGTGGTTGGATGAAGCGATCGTTTTCGCCCTAGAGTTTTTGCGCGACCGTTCGCCGGTCGGTCCCGCCGAGATGGGGCATTATCGGGACATGCATCAAGTTCTGATCGGCGGAGCGATGATCGGCGACAGTTCCTCGCCAGAGGACTTGCGCGACGCCGTGATCCCGCTCGGTTCTGAGGTTGTGATCTCGAATGCGATGCCGTATGCTCGCAAGATCGAAGTCGGCGCCATGAACATGACGGTTGCGCCCCATGTGTACGAGGACGCGCGTAAGGCGGTGAACAGGCGTTATTCGCAGTTGCTGCGGGCCGATGTTCGGTTCATCTCTCGCAGCGACGGTTACGTGCTGAAAACGCCCAGCAAGCGCAACCGGCGCCGCCGGGACGAACGTTCACGCGGGGGCGGGGCTGAAAGTCTGACGTATCCGGCTTTGATATTGAACCTTCGCACGTAGGGAGCTGGATCGTGGCTGTAAAACTTAGCAGCATCAAAACCGACGCCAAGCGCGAGGCCGAAGGCGAGTGGATCAACATTCCGGAGATCCCTGGCGTTCGGTTGTTGGTCCGATCGCTGAACTATGGCCCGTATAAAAACGCGCGTTCTATCATGCTCGGACGCCTCGCGCGGCGTTACGGAAAAGATCCCGTTCCCGACACCGTAATGTCAAAGGAACTCGGCGATCTGTACGTTGCGCACATCCTGTTAGGTTGGGAAGGTTTCGACGTTCCTTACACCGAGGAAGTCGCGCGGCAAACGCTGACCGATGTTGCGTATCGTTCGCTGCTAGATCATATCGAGTACGCCGCGAACCGCGTCGGGCAGCAAGAAATCGAGTTTGTCGAGGCCGCCGCGGGAAACTCACCGCCGCCCTCTCTTGGCAGCTAGGGGCGGGGCGGCAATCGGAATGGCTGAAACGGCTCGCTGAGTCGGAGCCCGACGCCGCGGCGCTGGCGAAGGTGGCCGAGACACCGGAAGGCGCCGAGCTGGAACCGCACAACGCCTCGGCCTGGGATGCCTTCCAGGCGTTGAAGTACGATCGGCAGTTTTCCGGCTTCGGCGTGGCTCTGCCGTTGCCTTTCTCGGCGGTTGACACTTACGCTCGGCGCTACGGCATCACCGGGACGGCCTTCGATCACCTCTTGCTCTTGCTCCGCGCGCTCGACGGGGTGTGGCTGGAACGGGTAAACAAGCCAAAGGCCGAGGGCGAAGGGGCGCAGGGTGGCAGAAACACGGCTTGACACCCTTCGCGTCGAGGCATCGCTAGACGCCTCCGGCTTCGAGCGCGGCGCGCAAGCGATCGCCCAGGGCTCGCGCGAGATCGAAGCCTCGGTTACGGCGGCCAGCGGCGCCGTCGCATCGTCCGAGTCCCGGATCGTTCAGAGCGCCACCGCCTTCGAGCGGCTTCGCAACCAGCTAGACCCATCGGCGAAGTCGGCGGCCGATTTCGAGCGCGCGCAACGCACCCTTGATCGCGCGCTGGAAGCCGGGCAAGTCAACTTGCAGCAGCACGGCCAGTATCTGCAACAGTTGCAGGCCAAGTATCAGGCGGCCGGACAGACCGCCGTGGCGTTCGGCACCACGGCCACCACATCCGGAAGCGCGCTCGGTCGCGTTGGCCAAGTCGCGGGCCAAGCCGGCTTTCAGATGCAGGATTTCGCCGGGCAAGTCGCGGCGGGCACCTCCGCGCTCACGGCGATGGGTCAGCAGCTTCCGCAGTTCCTGGGCATTTTCGGCACCGGCGGCGCCGTCGCCGGTGCGGCCGTGGCCGTGGGCGTCCTGGCATACAAGCTGCTAGAAACCGAGGATGCGTCCAAGGCGCTCGCCAAGTCGGCGGACGCGAACGAAAAGGCATTCGGCGCCGCCGCTGCGGCGGCGAAGGCTTACGCCGATGGCATTGATAGCCACAACGCCAAGCTAATGCAGATGGCGGCTTACTATCAATCCGTCACGAAGGAAGTTCGCGCACTGGCGGCGGCGCAGATCGCCCAACAACGCACCGAGACGCAACGCGCCGCTGCGAGACGCATGGGAGAGATTTCAGGCAACGAAATCAGCGCGCCGCTGAATGAGACGATACGATCAAGCGGCACGGACATTCTAGGCAGCGTCACCGGATACCTTGAAACCGAGGTTTCGGTTCCCGATCCGAACCGCGATCGGCTCAACGACGCCGTGCGCGCTTTCCGCAACTACCGCGGCGATGATCCGGTGCAGGCGTTGGCCGAGTTCCGCCAGCGCGCGGAAGAGATCGGGCGCAGCAACAGTGCCGCCGGCAAGGCGGCGCAAGAGGCTGCGAAGCGCGCCGTTGAAGCGTTCCCCGAGATGCAGAAACTGGCCGAAAGCCTGAAACAGTTCGGCGAGCACGAACAAGCGATCTTCAATCAGGTTCTGCCGCTTCCGCCGGAGGCGGCGCCGAACGCGCCGGAAGCGAAGGGCGCCGCCGCCGCGGCGAGGAAGGCTTTGCGCGAGCGCGAGGCCGAACTGAAGCGCATCCAAAGGGACGCCGAAGCGCTGCAAAACAGCTTCGAGAACTTTTGGGATCAGGCCGAGGGACGCGCGGAAACGCGCGCGACCAGCGAAGCGAACAAGGCATACGAAAAAACGCAAAAGGACATGACTAAGCTTGCGCGCGATGAAGAGAAAGAGCGCGCGCAACTGGCAAAGGAAGCAACAGACAACGTTGTGCGCTACGGCGCCGATGCGTTCGCCGATCTCTTTGACGGCAACACAAAAGGTTGGAAAGGAATGCTCGACGGCTTCCTCAACCTTACGAAACAAATCATGGCGCGCATCATGGCGGAGATGGTGTTGCGCCCGCTTATCGAGCCCATCATGGGCTCGATTATGGGCGGCCTGACCGGCGGCGCCGGCATGGGCGGCATCGGCCAATCAATCGCCGGCTACATGAACGCGCCGCTCCTCAACGGCGTATCGGGCGGTTCCATGCTCGGCGCCGGTGTGATGGGCTTCGGCGTCGGCATGATGGCGAACAGCCTCGCCGGCGGAAACCGCACCGGGGGCAGCATCGGGTCGGGCATCGGCGCGGCCGGCGGCGCCGTCGTGGGTAGTTTCTTCGGCCCGGTCGGGACCATGGCGGGCAGTGTGATCGGCGGCGCCCTGGGCGGTGTCGTGGGCGGCCTGTTCGGCGGTGGCAAGCCGAAACCGATGCGCGGCGACGTGACGGTCGGCATTGACGCCGCAGGACTGGCCGTGGCGACGGGCGCGAGCGGCCGGGGCAAGGGCTGGGACTCCGAACGCGCGCTGGACGCAGCGCAGCAACAGATTGACCAGCTCAACGCTCAGCTTTCGCAGCGCGGCCTATCCTTCCGCGGCGCCGAGGATCTGGGCAAGATCGGCTCCGGCGCAAGCAAGAACTCGGCCGACTTGCTGGATAGCGTGGCGGGCGCGCTGGACCGCCTCTCGCACAGCAGCGCGAGCGTCCAGACGGCGATAGACAACACGGTCGCAGCCGGCGGCAATCTGGCGAGAGTTCTCGAAAATATCGACTGGGTGCAGCAAGTTTACGAACCGATGATGCAGTCGGTTCAGGGCAACAGCGAGTTTGAGCGTTCGCTGAACCAAGTGCGGGCGCAGTTCCAGCCCGTCATCGACAAGGCGGGGCAACTCGGCC